TACCCCCGTCCCCGCGCCGGTCGCGCCCGTCCTTGTGGACGCGCACCAGGTGGTCGAAGAGGTCATTAAACGGCTGCGGCCTGTCTTCCCCACGCAGGCCGGCTACGTCATCACCGACGCCGCCGACCGCGCTCTCCAGGCCCGCCCGTACAAGAGCCTGGGGGAGTTCCTGCAGAGCGTCGCCCGCGGCCCCGAGGCCGACCCGCGGCTTCTCCCGCTCAGGAGCGGCGATCCCGTGAACGAGGGCGGCTTCGACATGATCAAGGCCGTCGGCGCGGCGACGGTCAACGCCATCCTGCCCCCGGCCCTCAAGGCCGCGAGCGGCCTCAATGAAACCGTTCCCAGCCAGGGGGGGTTCCTGGTGGGAACCGACCGCGTGGCCGGCCTGCTGGCCCGCACCTACGAGACCGGCGCCATTCTTTCGAGGGTGGACATCATGCCCATCTCGCCCGAGAGCAACGGCATCGTCCTGAACGCCGAGGACGAGACTAGCCGGGCCGCCGGCTACCGGCGCGGTGGCATCCGCGCCTACTGGGCCGATGAGGCCACCGAAAAAACGTCCAGCAAGCCCAAGTTCCGGCAGATGGACATGAAGCTCAAGAAAATCGTGGCCCTGTGCTACGCCACCGACGAGCTGCTGGCCGACACCGTCGCCCTGGGCAACTGGATCGGCAAGGCTTACCCGGAGGAGATCACCTTCATCGCCGAGGATGCCATTTGGAACGGCACCGGGGCGGGGATGCCCCTGGGCATCCTGAATAGCAATGCCCTGGTCTCGGTGGCCAAGGAAAGCGGCCAGGCGGCCGCGACCGTTGTCGCCCAGAACATCATCAAGATGTGGGCCAGGTGCTGGTCCCGCTCCCGCCTGAACGCGGCCTGGTACATCAACCAGGACATCGAGCCGCAGCTCTACACCCTGAACCTGCCCGTGGGCACCGGCGGCCAGCTCGTCTACATGCCCGCCGGAGGGCTGTCGGCCTCGCCCTACGCCACTCTGTTCAACAGGCCGGTCGTCCCTATCGAGTACGCCGCCACGCTGGGCACGGTCGGCGACATCGTGTTGGCCGACCTGAATGAGTACCAGATGATCAACAAGGGCGGCGTCGAGCAGGCCGCCTCCATCCACGTCAGATTCATCTACGACGAGACCGTGTACCGCTTCGTCTACCGGATCAACGGCGAGCCGAAGTGGAGCGCGGCGCTCACCCCCTTCAAGGGCAGCAACACGCTGTCCCCGTTCGTGGCCCTGGCCATCCGCGCCTAGGAGGTGCTGACATGTCTGGGATTCTCGACAAGTTTCACCTGGTGAAAGGTCTCAACCCCATCGCCGACGCCTTCAGTGGCACCGTCTACTCAGACGTCGTCCGCGACCTGGGCGAGGGCCTGCTGTTCATCATCTACAAGGGTGTCTCGACGGGCGGCACTGACAATGCCACCGTCACTGTCCAGGCCTGCGACGATACCACGCCCTCGACAACGTCGGCCGTCGCCTTCTACTACCGCGCCTGCACCTCTGCCGACACGTGGGGGGTCTGGACCCCTGCAACCGCCGCCGCCGGCTTCTCCATCACTGCCGGCTCCAGCCAGATGTACATGGTCTACGTCCCCTCTGCAAAGTTGGCCGAGGTTGGCTACGGCTACGGCCGGCTGAAGTCGGTCGAAGTCACGGACGATCCGGTCGTTGGCTGCATCTTGGCGCTGGTCACTGACCCGCGCTACAGCGAGCAGCCGCAGACCCTGATCTAGGGAGGTGAACGATGGCAACAGCATCCAAATGGATCCATGACAACCTGGTCTTTTACGACAGCGCCAACGGCCACCGTTGGCTCGACGCCATCGGCCCGGACGTGGTCAAGTTGCTCCTGGAGTTCGTCTACCTGCCGGTCGATGACACCACCGGCGACCCCCTGGGCTTCACCAACACCATCGTCGAGGCCGGGGCTGGCGATACTGTCACCATCCTGAGCGACCAGGTCGGCGGCGAGCTCAACATCACCACCGCTGGCAACGAGGACGACGGTATCTCCATGCAGGTCAAGGGGGAGGCTTTCAAGCTGGACGGAGCCTACCCCTTGTATTTTGGCATCCGCTTCCGCTGCAACTCGGCGACGCAAGTAGACCTGCTGGCCGGCCTGTGCATCACCGACACCACCTTGACCGCCGGCATGACCGACGGCGTCTACTTCCGCAAGGCGGACGGCTCGACGAGCATGTACTTTGTGGAGGAGCTGAACAGCGCCGAGACCGCCGGGGCGGTCCTCACCTTCGCCGCCAACACCTGGTACATCCTGGAGTTCGTCTTTGACGGCACCTACGTCGATTCCTACGTCAACGGCACGCTGCAGACGCGGTTGGCCGTGACCACCCTGCCCAACGACGAGGAGCTGACCCCGTCGTTCGAGGTCCTGAACGGCGAGGCGGCCGTCACCATCACGCGCATCGACTGGATCCGCTGCATCCAGATCCGCGCGTAGCCGAGTGAAAGGGGCAGGCGGGTCGCCCCGCCTGCCCCATCGGAGGAAGACATGCAAGACTATCGCGTAATACCCGTGACCATTGGAACAGGGATGGCCTTGACCGCGCCCATCGACCTGGAGCGCATGTCGCTCTGCCGCATCGTCACGCCCGGCACGCTCACCGGAACAGCGTTCACCTTCCAGTTCTCTGAGGACGGTGCGAACTGGCAGAACCTCTACGACGCTACCGGGACCGAGAAAAGCGTGACCGTGGCTGCGGACCGGGCGGTCTATCTCGATCCTACCCAGTACCTGGGCATCCGCTATATGAAAGTCCGCTCGGGCACGGCCGGCACGCCGACGCCCGAGGCCGGCCAGCGGACCATCCTGCTGGTCGTGCGGGAATTGTGGTGAGGAGTCGCCCATGGCCATCACCAACGGCTATTGCACCCTGGAGGAGTTGCGCGAGCGGTTGATCTCCACCGCCAAGCGCCGGCAGGCGGCGACGGTTTCCTTTGCCAGCGCAACGAAGAAGATCGCTGACTCAGCAATTGGCCTGGAGATGTTCGTCACCGGCCAACGGATCCGCGTCCAGGGCAGCACGAAGAACGATGGCTACTACACCATAGCCACCGGCGGCGTGGCCGCGGAGATCGTCACCACCCAGGCGCTCGTGGACGAGGCCGCCGGGGCCACGGTCACGCTCACCGACGTGACCGACGTGGACGACGACCTGGTGCTGGAGATGATCGTTGAGGCCGCCAGCCGCGCCATCGACGGCCAATGCGGCCGGCACTTCTACAAGGACTCGGCGGACGCTACCCGCTACTACAGCACGCCCTTCACCGACGCGCTTTTCCTGCCCGACGATATAATCTCGATCACCACCCTTGCGACCGACGGCGACGGCGACCGGGTCTATGAAGACGCCTGGGCAGAGGCCGACTACGACCTGCTGCCGTACAACGCCGCCGCCGATGGCCTGCCCTACACCTGGCTGCGCGTCGCGCCGGACGGCGATTACTCTTTTCCCACCACGAACAAGGCAATAAAGCTCATTGGCAAATTCGGCTGGCCAACGGCAGCGCCAAAACAGGTCCGGGAAGCGTGCCTGCTCTTCTCGGCGCGGTTACTCAAGCGGCGCGACGCGCCGTTGGGAGTAACCGGCAACGTCGAGCTGGGCGTGGCTCATATCTCCAAAGAGGACTCGGATGTGCTGGCCCTCCTGGAGCCGCCGATCGGTCGGGGAGGGTACGGATAATGTCGCTGCCGGCCGGAACCACGCTGCAGGACGCCATTTCGGGGATCTCCGCACTGCTGCGGTCGGTGTCCGGCATCCGTGCCGCGCCGGAGTACCCCAGCGACCAGATCAACGCCTTCCCCACCGTGATCATCCGGGCCTGGTCCGGGTCCTACGAGGCCGACCCCTTCGGCGGCGGAAGTGGCGCCAAGAAGGGCTTGCACGACGTGGCCGTGGAGGTCCACTTTGCCCGCAAGGGGGCGCCTTACGACGTCAAGCTGGCCATGCGCTATTCGGACGCCATACCGGCCGCCTTGCTGGCCGATCCCACCCTCGGTGGGAAGGCCGATACCTTCGCCCGGATTCGCTACACTTTCGGCGACATGGAAAAGTACACCGGGACGCCGACGGTGGGCTGGCTATTCATCGTCGAGGGAATCAAGCAGGAGGTAGACCTATGATGCGCTATACCGGCGGCGGGTGCGGCGGCTCTCTCCCTGGCGTCCCGGCGAGAGACCTTTCAGACGAGGAAGTAAAGCAGCATGGCGGGGCCAAAGTGCTTCAAGCGACCGGCCTGTACGAGCCGGCCCGGGGCCGCAAGGTCCCACGAGAAAACGTTGACACGGAGGTAGGCGAATGAGCGGAATCAAGGCACTACGAAAGTTGCAACTGGGCGTGGAGGCGACGCCGGGCACGCCAGTCGCCGCCACCACCATCTGGCGCGGAACGGGCGTGCTGGACGACCAGCGCGTGATCGAGGTCGTAGACGAGGACGTGGGATCCCTGCCGGGCTACGACCGCACCGAGCAGGTCAAGCTCCTGGCGGCCGTCAGCATGGACGCGACCCCCTTCACCTTCGAGCAATTCTGCATCCCGTGCGACTCCGGGATCAAGACCGTCGCCGGGGTGAAGGATGGGACGGGATCGGGGTATGCCTACACCTACCCCTTGCCCACCACGGCCTTGAACGCGATCAAGGCTCGCACCCTGGAGGGCGGCGACGACACCGAAGCGGAGCGCATGGAGTATGCGTTCTGCGAAAAGATCGGGCTGTCGGGCAAGGGCGGCGAATTGCTCCAGATGCAGAGCGACTGGAAAGCCCGCCAGGTTGCCCTGAACGCCTTCACCGGGTCCCTGGCCCTGCCGGCCGTCAGTGGCGTCGCCGTCTCCAAGGGCAAGCTCTACATTGACCTCGTGGGGGGCGTGATCGGGACCACCAACATCGCCAACGTCCTGCTGGGGCTGAACCTGGAGCTGGTCACGGGCTGGGTGCCCTTCTATGCCCTGGACGGCCAGGAATACTTCAGCACGCACGAGATGAGCCGGCCGCGCCTGACCGGGACGTTGACGTTCAAGCACGTCGCTGCGGGTGCGGCTCGCAAGGTGGACTGGCGAGCGCAAACGGCTAAACAGTTCCGCCTGATCTGGCAGGGGCCCGCCCTGACCACGCCGGGAACGGCCTACACCTACAAGACGCTGACGCTGGACTTCGCCTCCAAGGTGCTGGGCGTCTCCAAACTGGGCGAGCAGGACGGCAACGACGTCCTCGAGGTCAAGGTGGACAGCCGCTACAACTCCACCGCTGCGCTGTATGCTAGCATTGTCGTGGTGAACGAGCTGGCCGCGCTACCGGGATAACACGGGCTCCACGCTGTAGGGAGGCCCTATGGCCGACAAAGAGCTGACCGTCGTCCTCAGCCTGAAGGACAATCTCTCTGCGCCTGCCAAACAGGCGGGCTCCGCTGTGGCCAGCATTGGCGACGCGGCGAAAAAGACAACGGGGGAGGCAGCGAAAGGCGGCGACAGCCTGACCAAAATGGCCAAGGGGGTCGAGGGGCTGGCGCGTTCGGGCGGGGACGCTGGCGGCGTGCTACAGAGTCTTGCCTCTATGTTGGGTGCTGGCGGCGGGCTTGTCGCCGGCCTGGGCGCGGCGGTAGCCGTGACTACAGCCCTGGCCAAGGCTATCGGGGATTGCATGGCCGAGGCCATCGCCTGGACGCGCTCGGCCAGCGATATGGCCGCCATCACCGGCGACAGCATCGAGGAAACCTCCGGGCTGTCGGCGGTGTTCGTCGCTGCCGGATCCAACGTAAGCACTCTATCCGGCATCCTACAAAACTATTCCCGCAACGCCGCGGAGGTGGCCAAGGGACTGGAGGCCCTGGGCATCGAGGCTCACAATGTTGACGGCAGCATGCGCACCTTTGGCAGGGTCCTGCCCGAACTGGCCAATAAATTCAATGCCATGCATCCGGGCGTCGAGCGCACCAACGCCATGATGCAGGTGCTCGGCCGCAACGCTACCGGGGCGTTCGATGTGCTGGAAAAAGGCTCCGATGGGATCCGCGACCTGACGAATGAGGCCCGCGAGCTGGGGCTGGTCCTCGACGAGGAGGCGGCGGCGGCAGCGGATCGTTTCGCCGATGCAATGAATCGAACGAGGATGGAATCGGACGCCCTCAAGGTGACGGTTGGCGAGCAGGTTGTTCCGACTTTTACCAACATGGTAACGGTGCTGGATTTCTCCATCAGGGAGATGGAGAGATTCTCCCAAACCCCCTTGCGCCTTGTTCAGGCCCTCAGCGGCACGTTGCCCCTGGAAACAAACTTCCGGCAACTGGGCGTGGCAGTGGCCTCGGCTATGCTTTCCCAGTCAGGGGCCACCGACAAAGCAACGTACTCCACGGCGCAACTCGAGAGGGCCCTGGCTGCCGCGGCCGCGCGGATGGTTCAGGCGGCGTATGCCTCGCAGCAGATGGCCGTCAAGGGGGCCGGCGCTGTCGCTGACCTCTGGAAGTTGCTCAAAGGGGAGACGGGCGGGGGCGGCGGGGGAAGCAGTATTGCCGACATGATGGAGGAAGAGAGCGCTCGACAGGTGGAGAGTGCCCGGCAAGCCGGCTTCGACATCAGCAAGCAACACCGCGAGATGAACGAGCGCATCGACGACAACGAGGCCGGCCTGACCGCCGAGGTGCAGGAAGAATACCGCAAGCGCACAGAGGCCGCCTGGCAGGAAGCGCTCAAGGTCAAAGACCAGAACGGCCAGCTGGCCGCGGATATTTTGAGCGCCGAGGAAGAATACCAGCAACAAAAAACCGAGATCATGAAGATCGCGGACGAGGAGGAGCGTAACCGCAAGCTGGCCCTCCTTGAGCGCGACTATACCGAAAAAAGAGGGGACCTGGCCGAGCAGGCGCGGATTGACGAGCAGACCAAGAAGGAGAGCTGGGACAGGCAGGTCGCCCAGGCCAGGGCGTCCGGCGCAGCCATGGGGGACGCCTTCATGGAATCGCTCGACCCCGACAAGATGGCCGCGGACCTGGATGCAGCCCTGTCGGCCCTCGGCAAGTTCATTGATTCCGGAAAGGAGATGCCGGTAGAAGAATGGGGTACGATGAATCAAAAGATAGACGATGCCCGCGCGGCCATCGCCCTGATGCCCATCCCGGAATCCTGGAAGGTCGCGCTCCTCAAAATCCTTGACGAAGTGGAACGAAGACTGGACGCGCTGAAAAAGGGCATCGAGGGCGTCAGCCAGGGTATGGCGGCCATGCCCGGCGCCTACACTGGCGCCGGTGCCCCCGGGCCGGCATACCCCCCCGGCGTCAACATGCAGCACGGCGGCCGGATCACCGAGCCCATTATTGGCCGGGGGCAGTGGACGGGACGAGGCTACCGCATGGGCGAGGGCGGCGTGCCGGAGGACGTCGTTCCGCGCGGTGCTGGTAGAGGAGGCGGGGGCGGCACGCAGATCATCCAGCTGGTGGTGGATGGCCGCGTGCTGGCCGAGACGGTCGTGCGACACATTGAACGAGGTGGATGATGGGCAACGTACTCAAAATCGTCGGCGCGAACACGATCAACCTCTACGATGGCCCCATCTGGCTCTATCGCTATACGCCCCGCGCGCCCGAGACTGGGGCCGTCACCGTCACCGAGCCACTGACGCTGCGCATCACCGGCGATACCACGGACGCCATTCGCGCCTCGCTCAATAGCATCGAAAAGGCCATCCAGGACGCAGTACTCTACCGACTGACGGAGGGGGAAAAGGGGACGCGGACCTTTATCAAGTTCCAGCCCGGCGCGGCCGGGGACACCTACCGCTCCGAGCTACTGAATGGGCCTACCAACCTCTGGGAGCAAGCTCTAGGCTGGCGCTGGGCGGCCAGAAGTCTCTACATTGACATTCAGTGGACCCGAGGGCTGCGCAATCCACCCGCCGGGGCCTGGGAGGCCGACACGGCCGTCGCGCTCACGCTCACCAACGGCGGCGGCTCCAGTCCCGATGGCCTGACGCTCTACAATCACGACGACGCCGGGGCGGGACACGACAACTACGCCGCCATCGCTGATAGCGCTATCGTCGGGGTCCTGCCGGCGCCGGCGAAGATCCGCGCATACAACAGCTACAACAACGCCAACGAGGTCACTCACCTCTGGATCGGCCACGGCGCCTTCATGGACGTGACCAACTGGCCCCACATCCTGGAGGGCGAGAGCGCGGCCTACGTCATTGGTGCCGCCGCGCCTTCACCCGATGCGTCCTGCTCCGGCGGGTACTACCAGCGGGCTACCTGGGCCTCGAGCGATGAAACCCTATTGTATCGCTGGGACCTGGCCACGTCGCAGGTGGGCTACGCCAAGGGCAAGCGGTTTCGCCCCCTTGCCCGCTTCACCGGGACGGTCCCGGCGGCCTACGTGCGCCTGGCGGTCACCTACCCTTCCGGCTCCAGCACCGTCGAGCTGCAGACCACCGACGTGGTGCTGCTCTCCGCCGGCACATTGCTCTACGATCTGGGCGAGATCGACCTGCCGCCGTGGCTGCAGCGCGAGAGCAGCGACTGGCAGGGGGTCAGCCTTTCCTTGTACGGCCGCAAGGCGAGCGGGGGCGCCATCGATCTCGATTTCGTTCACCCCATGCCGGCCGACCACCTGCGCCTCTACCGGCCGGTGTCGGGCAAGGGGATCGAATACCTGGAGGAGCTGAAGGACGACCCCGACACCGGCGCGGTCTACATCGAGGACGCTTCCAGCGACAAGGCGGCTTTCTACAGCGTTTCCGGCTCGCCCATCATGCTCTATCCTGGCCTGGCTCAGAGGCTCTACCTGCTGGCCCGCGACGCCGGCGGCAGCGCCATCGTCCGCACCTTCATAGTGCAGGCGTGGTACCGGCCGCGGAGGCTGACGCTGTGAGCTACGAAGTTTGCTGGTACAACCGCGACTTCTCCCTGCCTCCTCACCAGCCGAAGGTCCACGTGGACCTGGCCAACTACGGCCACAGCGCCATCGGCGGCCCGGACCGGGCCGAGGGGCCGGCCATCGGCTCGGAGGACGACCTGCTCGAGCTGGCCAGCTTCCTGCGCCGGCCGGTCGAGGTGTTCGACGAACGGGCCAACTGCTGGTGGTGGGGCTACCTGCAGTTGGCCCG